GTCAGTTTGTGCTTGCTCTGCTACATCTCCGATTCTCTCCCCAGCGGTTTCTACTGCTTCTGAACCAGCTCTTTGCCTAGCTCCAAAACCTCCACCAACACTAGAAAGACCCATGCCACCTGTCATAGATAGTAAACCTTGTTCAGATTGTTGCTTCGCTCTATTTATAACACTTGGATCAAAATCCTGAAACATCGCTAATTGCTCTGCTGTTGGCATAAGACCAGCCTCTCCTAAAATACCAGCCGCTGTATAACTACTCCCACCAATAGGACTACTACTCGTAGCGTTAGCAACAGGACTCATTCCTGTATCATTACCTAATGGACTACCAGTACCTGCAAAACCTGAAGCTGGAGCATCTGCATCTGGAGGTGTTATAACCTCACTACCACCAGTACCAGCATCACCATAGTCTTCATCGCCCCCTCCAACATAAGCACCTTTTCTATATCCTAATAAACCACCGTTCTGAAATGATGGTACATTATTATATTGATTAATCTTGTCATTTAATCCTAATAGCGAAGCTTGCATGTCAGGAGCTTGTTGCACATCATCTAAAAACGCAAACTCATCAGTGTCGTTACCCATTAATAAACTCGCATTATCTAATATACCTTGATTGGTAACATCTTGAGCAAACTTTTTACCACCTAATCCATACATTCTAGCCAATCCTAAATCATTTAAATTGCTTGCATAGTTTTTTGCTTTCCCTAATAAATTAGATTGAGGTAAAGATGGTTGAGCAACCTTTTGAATCATATCATTATTAAAGTATGATTGAGCTCCCTTTGAAAGAGGTAAAGACGATGCATCAGCTAAAACATCTTTCGGTAAATTACTTGTTAATGCACTTGGCAAACCTATTGGGTTACCATCTATATCAATGGGGATTCCATCAACAACATCAAATACATCATCAAATTGTTCTGCTAAGAATGGGTTGTCCGCAATACCTTGCTCGGTAACCTTGCTGGCAAATTTATCACCACCTATATTAAACATTCTAGCTAGATTCCCAGATCGAAGTAAATTGTCTTCTCCGTATATACCACCACCCGGAGTTAGTCCAGCAGTTAAAGCTGTACTTAATCCACTTTGTAACGCTCTTTCTCCCATGCCTCTAGTATAATCACGACTAGCTTGTTGTACGTCTTTAAACTTTTGCTGTGAATATACAGTTCCAGTCCTGTCATATTTTTTAGTTTTACCAGCTCCTAAACCCTCTCCAATCCTTTTTCCTGCTGCCGATCCAAGTCCTGACGCTAAAGCTAAACTAAGACCCCCTGTTGCTGGAGCGAGTGTCGCAGCTAACAATCCACCGAATAAACTACCAATACTACCGAATCTTCTACCTTTTTTTTGCCTTCTAGCTTCCCTTCTTTGTTGTCTCTCTAACCTCTTTGTATCTTTTTGTCTTTGTAAGGCTCTAGCAAGAGCAGCTCCTCCTGAAGTACTGGTTAAACCACCAGTCTGCATCATGTTTAATAAATTATTTTGATTCTTCATATTAAAATTCCTTTGAATTTAGCAATAAATATGTTATGACGCACATACTAATTAAGTATTTCTACTTCCCAAACAGATGTAATTTTCCATACTATTTCACTTCCATAATCACCAGTAGCTGTAATTTCAATCCCGCAACTATCACCAATCCTAAATCTAGGGGTATCGTCAAAATCAGACCTATTGACAGTGAATAAAGTTCCAGAGGCTAAGGCATCTGTATAATTAGCGGTAGCAACTGTGTCTACAATAGTGTCTCCGTCATCCATCTTCATTAATTTTACCCTTAAATCGTGAGACGTATTAGTTATTGTTGTTGGTCTAAACATTATTTTTTCTAATGTCATTTTATATGGAGCTAAAAAAGATGAAGACACTCCATTTAAGCTATCAAGCTCAGATATTCCAAACCAAGGTAAGTAAACAGGATCAGTCCCAATATCGTCTGTCATATTATGAGTTATAATTTTATAAGAATTACCTAAAAAACTACCTTTTACATTTAAATCGCCACCTACATTTAAATCTTTGTTTACAGTGTAGTTATTATCAGTATCCATATAGGATACCCATAACCTGCCTTTTTCTTTTCTATATCTTTCTAGTCTATTAGACTTAGCTATATAGATAGCTTCTTGTCCTTCTCTAAGTGAGTTAACAGATGGTTGTGATTTAACGACCTGTATCTTATCTTGTTTAGAGTTTTGCGTTCTTCTTGCTTCTCTAGTCATTAGCCAGATCTTTTGTATATTTCTCTATACTCAATACTTATATCGTTTATTTCTACCTTTCTAGAATTTGAGCTAGTGTCAAGCTTTACAGATATCTTATTACAAGTAACAGGAGAACTAGGAGTTAGTTTTACCGTAGCATAATTAGTAGCATTTGTAGCTACAGTACCACTTAATGCGTGTGATGTACCATCATCTTCTACTAAAGTAAAATAACCTGTTAATGCATTATCTGATTTATAAGTAACATATACTGCATATACTTTTTTTACCTTAGGTGCATTACCAAAATCAAAGTCTTTAGTTTGGAAAGCAAGATTTTCTACAGATTGAAAACCCCTGTGTAGTTTGTAAAACCTAGTAGAAGACCCAGCATCAGTACCCACTAAAGCATTAGTACTATCTGAAAAGTTAGTATGTACTACATTTGTAATACCATCATGTGTAAAATCTTTAAGGTATGTAAAATTACCTTTCTTTAAGTCATATAAATATGCATCGCCATCACTAGAGCAATTCTTTACTACGTAAATTAAATTAGTTGCCTCATCATATATTATCATAGAGTTTACTGTTACAAAGCTATACCACGTATCATCATCTATTTTATTCTCTGATAAGTCTCTTATCTTAGAACCGTCATAAAAATACAAACCTTGTTTATTTACCCACACTATACCATATTGAGTCTTGGCAACTGCTCCATGAAACTCTATACCCATATAGTTCTTACTATCCTCTAAAAACCAATTAGTATCACTAGGACTAGCTATATTTATAATGTCTAAACTGTATTGTTTGTATGCTAATATCCTATCTGCAAATGATTCTATAGCTGTATAATAGTCAGCATCTCCCTTAGCTGCCTCTATAAAGTTGAAAGAAGGGAATGTGTCAAATCTATTTGGCATAGAATACATAATTCTATCAGGGTAATTTTTAACAGTTGATGTAGATTTTGTACTTCCAGAATTTTCATCTTTCATCGATACGTTACATATAAAAGTTCTATTATTAGCAACTGTAGAGTCTTTCCAAAACTCACCTTGATCACCTAACGCATTGCTAAAAATACTAGAAGGATAACCGTTTATTGTTTCGTAAGTAATAAAATTTAAATCTTTAATAATAAGATTATCCGAAGCACTGGTTGTAGGACTATTATAGTTAGAGCTACCGCCATCTCTAAATGTAATGTATTCATCAGATAGATTAGTTCTACATCCTTTTGTAAGATTTATGTCTACTAATAGTAAATATTCAGAGTCAGAATCTTTTTCTTTTATATATATTCTACCACCAGATATTCTAGGGTCATAAGGAGACTTAGCCCCTACATTTACAGAAAATACTTTAAAATCATCTGCCTCATCTACGGTAACTTCAGTACTGTATTCAGTTAGTAAACTTTCTTGATTATCATCATATATAAAGCTTTGTGCGAATACGTAAATACCAGACTTAATTAATCCCTCACCGCTTGTATTTGTAGATATATTAAAATTAAACCCTTGTCCAGCAGAAGGAAAAGTTGATACAGCTGGTGTAGTAGCACCGTCAACACAAGTACCGTTAGTTGGTTTTGCTAAACTATTATCTTTAGCGAAGTAACCTAAATAAGAATTATCATCTGTAGTAGACCCAGCTAAAGCTGCTAGTAATTGAAAATGCCTCCTATTAATCCAACCATACCATTGAACCTTACAGTCATTTTTATCGGCAGTGTCAAAACACCTAATTGAATCATCTATTTTATGATACAGTACTTTAGAATTTATACCAGTAGCAGAAGAACGAAGAGCAATACTATCTTGCTCCCAATTTGTACCTGCTGTATTTGTTGAGTATACATCTATTTTATGCTCATCAGGATGAGCAAGTAATAATACCTTGTCACCAGTTCCAAACCCCTTTACTGTAGCCGCCCAATATACCTGCCCTGTTTCAAGTGATATTTTAATTGCTCTATCTAAAATAACATCATTACCGCTATGACCTACAACGGTATATATACCTTGTCCATTTGCATCAATAGAATTAGAAGGGAAGATCGGTGCAGTTATAAGGAGTCTAGTCCCAACAGGATATGATGTGGTTAAGTTTACAGCAGAGCCATCAACTTTCATCTCAAGTGCTTTCGTTCCTGTATTTTGTTTAAAACCATCTTCACTACCACCTGTGTTATCAGCGGTAGATACTTCTTTTGTAACACCGTCACGAACAAAGTCTGTTTCAAAATAACCTAATCCATAGCCAGCTTCTATGTGGTCTATATGTGAGGTATCGTAAGCAGATAATAAATTGTTTGTAGCGTTTTTCATATTAAATGCACCACCAATCGCACCTTGTTTAGTAAAGGTTAGATTAGATACATCAGCAACTTCATTATCTGCTATGTCGGCAGGGTCTTTTAGATTATTCAAGCCTCCTGAAAAATCTTTTATTTGGTATAAGCGTTTTGGCACTTACTTTCCCCAGAGTTTCCATCTACTTTGTATAACTGCCTTACCTATGTCTAATGCTTCTTTCATAATTAAATCTTTTTCAGATTTAGTAATTTTGTTATCCTTATAGCCAGACTCTAACGCCTTCACTAAATCACCAATCTCTTTTACAATTTGTCTATTTTTAGCAGTTACTGTCGTAGCATATCCCGCAACAATAAGCCCAATTAAATAAAACATATTTGACCAACTTAGCCAATCATTGAAAAAATCCATATTATTTCCTCTCTTTTAGTAGTTGTTTAATTTCTGTAATGTCTTCCATCATTACATCTAGTTTGTAAGTTATTAATTCTTTATCCGCTTTTAATTCTAAGTCTCTTTTTATAGCATCTATATCATACTTCATAAATCCAAAAGCTAACGTAATTGCACATATCATAGTAAAAATAGTGATAACATTTTCAACTGATATATTTGTGTTCAACTTCACGACCTTCTTACTTTTCTTGCTACTTTTTTACTATACTTAGCTTTTTGCTTACCCTTGGCAGAAGCTTGTCGTTTCTTCCTATTGGTAGCCGAACGCTCAGAGGCACTGAGACTTTTCCTAACTGATTCAGGTAAATAACGCCCTCTCTTAGCTCTTGGCTTCTTTTCATCTCCTTTACTGACATAATCCCATTTCTGTTTTGACCATTTAGATAAACTATTACTTGATGATTTAGCACCTTTGTACCCACCACCTTTTTTCTTATAACGCTTTGTAGCGATCTGAGCTTTGCGAGCAGACCATTGTCCGGGTCTACCGCCAGAACTGCCAGATTTAACAGACGAAACAATGCTTTTCCACATTTTTTCGTTTGTTTTCTTTGCAGATTTAGTAGCCATTACTTACCAATTTTTTTCATTGCTGCTAAGTGTGACTGTTTAAATGTCATACCGTTTCTCATCATATTAGCCATACCTCTAATGTGTTTAGCTGTGTGATGCTTAGAATGTTTTTTCATTGCTCCTATTTGTCTCTGATTTAAACCAGACATAGGAACACCTTTTATTTGTATAGCTTTTTTAGTTGCCATTTTATTCTCCTACCACTTTACTTTATCTGCCCAATAAGCAGCTGACATTTTACCCTTAGCAATGTTTTTACCATGCCTAGCTTTAAAAGATTTACGCCTTGCTTTTTGTTTAGCTGATTCACCAGCTTTTGGTTTACCAGCTGTCTTTACACCTTGCTGTCCAAAACGAATAGTTTTTACTTTATCGCCTACCTTAGCAACAACTACATGTGACTTTTTAGGGTGACTTGGTGTACGTTTAGGTTTATTAAACCCTGACACTCCTGCTCTAGCAAGTCTTGAATCTTTTTTCTTTGGCATATTAACTCCTAGTTCTTTCCATTTAATCTACTAATAACACCTTTTATTTCCGAAACTTGATTATCTAAATCATTTATCTCTTTATTTAGTGCATCAAACTTTCGATCTAGTTTATCATCAGATAAGTTCCATCTATTAATTAGTTTGATTATCATTCCCTCTGTGTTCTCTAATGTCTCGCTCTGACCCCTGTTCTCTGTTTTTAGGTCTTGCAAAGCTTCTTCCTGCACAGACCCTCTTTTGTTCATAGAGAATACCATATACACTAACAAAGCCCCTACGACACCTATCATACCCGCTTCGCTGTACACTTCTAAAAAATTCATTGTCATTCTTCCTCTTCTTTAAAGACTTCTTCACCTTTTTTACACTCTTCACAAGTTGCGTTAAACGCCTCTCTTACAGGTCTATCGCATTCAATACAATGAAACGGTAATGGCATTATCGAACTCTCCGCAATTCTCGATTAATAAAATAGTTATGATTAAAGTCATCCTCTGTTAACTCTACTTTTTTCTTCTTTTTTTCTTTCCCCAAGATAAGGGATTTAAGTTTAATTCTGTTTGATACCATTCTAATTGTTCTTGCATTTGTGTTATTTTTACTTCTTCTTCAGCTATATGCTTGCTGACAAGTTCTTCAATTCTGGAATTAGCAAGTTCCATTCTTCGTTCAAGCTCTCCAATCCTATTTTCAATACGTAAGTAGCCCATAACAACGATACCAACTCCCACGATAATCTGCCCAAGCCACTTAAGGTTAAGACTAATCCGCATATTATCGTCAAGTTTAGTGACTCCATAACTCCTGTACGTTTTCTCATCACTCATACCTCATAACCAGCCACTGACCATCCACCATCACAACTTCCAAGCAAAACTAAACCTCCAAGTATAATTACTAAGAATGCTATTATAGTTAAATAGTCTTTTAAATCTTCATTCATAAGTTAAATTTACTTTTATTCAATACTAGATGTCCACTCTGAACCACCCAATACTGACATCACTTGGGAATGGCTTAGTTTGTCGTAAGAACTAAATACACTTGGGTCATTATCTGTATCATTATCGCAAGCAAACTTTAATAGTGCTTTAGAACTATCTCCATCATCTCCATTATTCTTGCGTAAGGTGTCTTTCCCACTCTGTATTGCATTTGCTATTAACGCATTAGATACAGGAATGGCTTGTAATAGCTCTGATTTGCTCATATCCGAGGTATATTCATAACCATAGCTATCCATCCATGTTTTTATCTGTGCGATTGTATTTGAGTCTGTAGGTGCATCTGCTGAATTAATATCAGCTACGGGTACAATCATATATGCCCTGTTTACCCACCTACCATTATAGTCATCTGACCATCTATTTGTTATTTCTTCACTCATAATTATTTCCTTTAAGGTATTGTTGTTGAACGATTAGTATCACCTTTTGCATAACCCTCTGGTTCTGCGTTTGGTGGTGATTTTAAGTCTCCTGTAGCTGTACCACTTGGTGTACCGTGATTACTGTTACCACTTCTATCATATATGGTGCTATCTGTGTCTGCAAGTCCTGTAACTGCATCTAATGCTCCAAAAGCGTAGTATGCTTTTAAGTTATCACTATAGCTATCTAATAGGTTAGAATGCCTACCTGCTGTATAGATTGCTGATATTTCTGAGCTACTAAGTGTTTTGTTCCATATTCCAACAGCAGTTATTTTACCATTATAATTATTACCACTCTCATATTGCCCTATCCATAATTTTTCTGCTCCAGATGCTCCCCATTTACCTGTAATATTAACTACCTCAACTCCGTTTCTATATCCATATACTTTAGTACCATCTGTCATCATTACATAATGTTGCCATTCTCCAACACTAACAGGAATTTGAGTATCTGTTTCAGTTCCTGTTGGATAATAATTTCCTGCATCATTATCATCATTAACAAAATTTATATATCCATCTTGATACCCGATTATTACTGACCTACAAATACCTGCATTTTGGTCAAATAAATACTTATCACCTGTAACATCATCTGGATTAATCCAAAAACTTAAAGCAAAATTATCTGAAGTAAATGTTTGCTCCACTTGTACATACGCATCTGTTCCATCCAAATCTATAAAGTTATACGCAGAGTTTACTCCTGTGAGAAAGGATTGGTCTGGCAGAACTGAGGAATAAACTAAGTTGCTTGATAGCATCTGTGTCATTGTGCCTGTGTTGCCAAATAATCTTTTTACAGATACATTATCTACAGTACCTGCAAAAGATGCGTGTTTATATAAACCAATACTATCATCAGCACTCCAAGTATTATATAAAGTATAAGTACCACTTGAAGATATAGTAACATAATTCCCACCTATCCCAAAGTACACATATAGATTACTTGCACTAACTGTAACTGTTAATGTTATTTTATAATAAGCATTTTCTACCCCACCTATATCCTGACTTAAGTAACTTGCTGTTCCTGCTACTGCTGTTGCTACACCAGAGCCAATACTCCAACCTGTGCCTTTTGTCCAACTACTATCTGAATCAAATCCACCATTTGTAACTTCCTCTGCTCCAAGAACAGGCTCATTTACATCTATGATGGCAGGGTAAGTGTCACTTAGGTCTGATTGGATGACTTTTTTAAGAGAAAGATTTGATAAATCATGTTCAACACCGCCAGACTTTCTTGGGTCAATTTGAAACAATCCTCCTGTGCTTGTAATTTGAAAATATATCTGATGAGTTCCATCATCATAAGTTGTATTAATAAGAATATTACTTCCTTCTTTAATTCTTAATTTTGCACTTCCACTTACTGTATTTGACACTTCAAATTGAAATTTATATAAACCTGTACTTGCAAATGGACTATCGCCTAAAAGGTTCATTTCTCCCCCACCTGTGTCTGCAAAGTGTGCTTTTCCGTTCGCAATAGTCATTTGACCATTTGTAGACCAATAAGTTCCTGTAGTACTTGCTCCTTGAGTGCCAGTCAATGCAAAGTCTCCATCTGCAATTAACTCACTACTCAACTCTTCTGAACTACTCTCAAATGCCCCCATGTCATAACCTGCAACCATTTGCTGTGCTTCAACTGCTCCACTTGCAGTACCATCGTTTGAGTTAGAACTTGAATCTGCTATGGTAGGATATGCCTTACTTGTGTCATCGCCCATTCTGTAGTATGCAGATAAGTTTGTATCATTAGAGTAATCTGCTGTAATACCTTTTGACCATTGTGCAGAAACAAATTCAGAATCTTTTAAATCAGAGTAAACTGCAAATTGTGCTATAGAAACTTCAGCAAAGCCACCACCAGAACCTGCAATTTGTAATCCTGTAGAGTAAGCAGTATAATCCCCAGAATTTCCTATTGAACTTTGAGAAACTTCCACACCATCTATATATAGTTTGCAATCAGCTACAGATGAAGAATCCATTACTAATGCCCAATGATGCCACTCATTATCATCTTGAGCAGATGTATCAGCAAAATATTTAAATCTACTTGAACCCATATATAACAATGGTTTATCTGTGCTTCCACCTGCATTAATTAATAATGATGTTGCAGTTGCACTACCATGACCAAATATATGTTCATTAGCACCACCAGATGGAAATTTTGCCCAATATGTATATGTAGCATCTACCCTTGTAGAATCAGCATTTGTAGTTATTTTATCATTTGTACCATCAAAATCCACGACAGAAAATCTGTTGTCTCTCATGGGAGTATATCTGCTCTTTGCCATCTGTGAAATGGTTTGAGAATCCAAAATTGTCTGATGAAGTGCGAGGTTTGAGATAGCACCATCGTATGTAAATGCTCCTGCCTCACCACCTATTTTAAAAATATCTGATGCATCACTTGAATGAGAACCACTTGGAGTATCACTTTCAGTTACACCAACACTTATTCCATTTACATAGATTAGTGGACTATTACCATCTGAATCACTATCATAACTAACTGCGATATGATTCCACTCGTTTAATGTTATTTCTCTTGATGTGGTTGCCCAACCTCCATCTGCCGTATCTCTTGCAGAGCGTAATTTTATATCACAAGCACCACTACTTTCATCATTAGTTGCTAAATACCAACCCGATGCATTACTACTCCTTTTAACAGCAATCATTCCAAAATCACTCTCACCATCAGAGCGAGGATATATCCAAGCAGTTAATGTTCCACCACTTGTCCATATATTATCTAAAGAAGCATCTGAGCCTACATTGATGTAATCATCCGTACCATCAAAATCAGTATAGAAGTCACTTCTGGCGATTGAAGTTTCTGGTTCTACCTTATCCCCTGCTCTGAGCCATAGTTTAAGGTTGGATGCTGAGTATTTTGTTAGGTCTACTACCTTAGAGCCAATCTTACCAATCGCAGTTGCATCTAAGGCAGTATTCCAGATTGCTACTTCGTCAATGAGTCCGTCAAAATAAAAATCACGAGTGCCAGAAGATGTATTAACATTTCTACCTACATGAGCGATAGTTGGTTCACCTGTTAAAAAATCTCCACCTAATGCTGATGATGTAGCCTCTAATGAACCATTGATATAAATTCTTATTTTATCATCATTGTTTTCACCATCATAAGTACCAACAATATGATACCAAGTATCAGTAGATAAAGTTGAAGTTCCAGAAACAGTTTTATATGCACTATTTTTATATAAAGTAAATTTTGCAGTAGTGCCTTCTACATAGATACCACCATAGACAGCATTATTTTCTGAAAGACCTCTACCATGACATACTATATATTTTGTACCACTTACATTATCAAGTTTAATCCAAGCAGAAAAACTTTCTCCATCAGACTTAATATCTGCTCTACTAATTAAACCATTCCCAACATTTAAGTCTAAAGAATCATTAGAACCATCGAAATTGAATGAGTATTCGTTGGGGAACTTTTGTATTACAGCTCCACCTTTTGTAAGGATGTTGCCTAATCCTAGCATAGACTTATCCTATGTAAGCTATTACAAGACCAGATGTAAGGTCAATAGAGTTCCATCTACCGTAAATCGTGACACCTTGTGGTATTGTTTCAGATGCCATTGTATTACCATTATAACTACCTACACCATAACCATTAGTAGTGTCTGTAGGTGTTAATGCGTTAAAAACAGTATCCTCTAACATTGTAATTGCTACAAATGTACCTGAGTGAACTGCTGTATCTGAAATAAATTTAGCACCCGCTTGACCTAGTGCTACATTGCTGGATTCGTTGACCGTATATTTATTTATGCTTGCCATCTTGTTTCTCCTGTCTTATGCCTTACCGAGCTTGGCAACTCTCATGGGCATATTGGTTATTTAAAATCTACTGGGACTACCGCTCTAGTCCCACCTGTTTTACTTCTTTTTCTTGTGCCGTATTTTTTTACAGCATTATTAAAACTTCTTTCATGTTGTGCCATTAAACCCATAGCAACCTGTGCTATATTTCCATCATTTGACGTTCCAGCTCTATCCATATATAAACATTTTTTCACATAATCTACAATAGCGGAATGAAATAAATTATCTACATCTGGTTTGTCTGTAACCGCTGTAACTTTTTTAGGATTCCCATAGTAATGAATTAGTAATCCATTTACTACATTGTGATCTATCGCAGTATAAGATTTTCTAGCTGTTCTAGTTTCACTTTCTGAATCGTAATTACTGATAAGACCCATGTGGTCACCACGAATAAAATAATTAACACTAGCTTCAGGGTATTTAAAATTACTAGTTAATTTACCTGTGCCTTGAGTTGTTACAAATGTCTGACCAGTAGAAAAAATAAATGTAGTATTGAAATTTGATATATCTTCTACAGCACCTTTATTAGCATTTGTAACTGTAACAATATTAGAATCAACTGAAGCTGTAAAATTAGCTAATCCATCTAATGCATTTTTTATGGCTGTCGCTACTGTAGATCCATTATCATCTGTTGATATATTTATTTCTACACCTGTTTTACCAGACACTGAAGGATCTGAACCACCACTAGAAACATCAAACCAAACATAATATTCTACTAATTTATAACCGACATCTGTAGTAGTGTCTGCCTCTACGCTATTAATAAAAAAATATTTACTTTGTAGACTCCCACCCTCATCAGCTTTGCATGATATTTGCGTTATTTCTTTTGCTAAAGCCATTATTCTGGTACGTTTATTGCACTTTCAGATGCAATGTCAAATTGTAAAGGTTCACCATCTAATACTCTAGGTATTCTTATATAGTCACCATCGTTATCTAAAATGTCCACTCTATAAATTTTATTTACACCCATATCTTCCCCAGCAGAATCAGTAGACCCATCTCCGATAGCGTAAAACATTTTACCTGATTCTATATCTATCTTAGCAGATACTGCCTTTTGAGAATATTGACCAATCTCATTTACTGCGTCATTAATTAAAGACATAATATATGTTTCAGGTGCATCTGGAAATACTTGCCTTATCCTACTGATGATTTGCTTTACTGTAAGTTCATGTATTGGATGTGACATACTACCTCACTAACTGGGATAACCCAGCTTTATAATCTTCTTTTAACTGATTTATAATCGGAATATACAACTCTATATCCTCTTCTCCACTATATAATGCTTCTAAACTTTTTATTGTAGCATATAAAACTACCAAATACTCTGCTTCAATAGGGAAGTTAGATATAGCACTGTCCCCAAATGCTACTGTTGGAAAAATAACATGAAGAACCTTAGCGTTTTCTGATGCAGTAGGGGTTGGGTAAACCTCTAATGTATTATCATATACCAAATATGCTGGATCTGTTTTTGTCGCAAAATCCATATCGCTAGAGTCTTGTATCTTACCTCTTTTATAATTAGGCACATACCTGCAAGGCTGCTCAATATCATTAGCACCATTACCCTCAGCTCTTAAAGCGGCTAGAACCACACCTTTTTGATTAATATTTGTTAGTGTAGTTGTAGAGTTATCTAGTGTAGCAATGTCTGCACAATCTTCTAATAAACTCTTTGGTAATGTATTTATTATTTCTTTAGCACCATCAGTTAAGAATTGAGTAAGCTGTGCTTGAGTAGGAGTACTACTCCCATCTATAGCGATAGAAGCTAATGATTCTACTTGTGCTTCAAATGTTGCCATTATATCTTAACTGGCTTTCGCAAAGCTTCCATTACTGGGTCTTTTCTCTTTAAAACTCTTACTACTTTTTTCTTAGTAGTTTTTTTCTTAGTCGCCATAAAGTCTCTGTCTCATTTCTTTTGTATTTTGATCAATACTCTGTACAGACATTTCTACATCTGTTCTTTTACCCATAGTAGACATCATATACATATTAGTAGTAAACTTACTTTTAAAAGCTTTTTTA